GCGACCGGAGATGCGGGTGCCTTGGCGGAGTGAATCGGCAACGGCAAAGATCTGACCCGGCAGCACCACGGCACCCTGCAGGCCAGTGCTGAACGAGATCACTTCATCATCGAGCGCCTCGGTCTTGAGCGTCCACAGGCCAACACGCTGCGCCTGCCACTTGGATGTGCAGCCAAAACCGATCAGCTCTTTGACGATGTAGCCGTACTTAGCGATGAGCGCGGCATCTTCAACGACAACAACATTTGGTCGATAAAAGTTTTCCGGGTCGTTGTAGCGAACATGGACGCTGGTGCTACGAGTTTTGAGCGAGCTGCCGGAATATTCAAAAACACCACCGACGACGTTGGCATTGGTGTAGATGTGCGAGGCTTCCAGCGCCGTGCCATCGAGGTTGCCGTGATCGGCTGCAACTTGAATAACGTTGTTCGACCAGAACAGGATGCCTCGGAACACTGAGGCCATATCCAATAGGACGTTGTACGCCTCGGCGCGATCACCGATCACCACGTTGCAAGAGAAGCGCGGTTCCCTGGTGCCGTCTGGGTTGATGACTTGCTGGTTTGCGTACTTGGCAATCGGGTACAGGTCGATCCAGCTCAGGTTGGCTGAGGTGATGAATTGACCAGCGCCATAACGGCGATTGGTAAGCAAGTCGTAAAAACAACATACTGGGCAGGTTGTCCACTTCTCGGCAGTCTGAACAGCACCGTTGAAGCTGGAATCCTTGAACGCCAGGCTGCCATCAGCCAAAACAGTCGCGCCCGTTGGAATCTTGACCAAGCGGCCACGGATCAGATAGGCACGCGACGGCAGGCTGCTAAACGCCTTGGTTGAGATCGCCAGCTCATTCAGAGCCGAATAGTTGTAGTTGACGTTCTGCGAAATCGTTTCGGTATAGGACGACCAAATGATTTGGTTGCCTCGGTTGCTGGCAATCGGTGTGTTCTGCGGTGTGTCTTGGAAGCTGGTGTATTTGATCTCAAAGTGGCCTTCACCCAGATCTACCTTTTGAACTTTGATGTTCCAAGGACCGGCGCCAAATGTTCTGAGGTTGATGATGCCGGTGCTGTACTGGTAGTTGTTGGTGGAAACGCCGGTGATAGTTTTGTTGGAGGCGAGCTGGAAGCCGGTGCCGCTGCCCTTGGCCTGCACGTAAATCAGGATCTGAAGCGTGCCACCAAACAGTTGACCTTTGGCGAGGCTTTCCTGCGCGACGGAATAGAGCTTCGGAATCGTAAACAGTAGCTCTACGTTGTTGACCGTTGGATCAGTGATCTGGCGCGTAACACTGCCGCCGCCGTACTTACGTTTAACAACTTCGTTATTACTGTTTAGATCTTCACTATAGTTTTCGCCAATCTCTTGGTTGACTTCAGCAATTTGTGAGGTGCCGTCGTTAAACCAGTACGTTGCACCTTGACGTGCCGCGCCAACGTAGGAAGCCGACGAAATATCCTCAGGCTTGAAGTTATAGGTGCCGTCGCTGTTTTGGATTGGTGTTTCGTTGAGGTATGTACCCTGCAGGCCGTTAATGACGCCACCAATCGGACCCTCACAGAGAAGATCCAGCACCTTGATTGTTGTGACAGAATTAAGTGCCATGTCAGTAGAGCGAATACCCGATGCTGTTGAGCCGGAGGTAGATCGGGTTGGAGCCGGTGGTGCCGTTCGCCACAGTTTCAGCGGCGATGACTTCGACCTGAACGCTGACGATGCTTTCAGTTTCAATGTCACCCAACTCCAAACGGTGCATCCAGCCGAAGAATTGGCCTTCAAAAATCAGACCTTGGATGGTGGCAGAATCACCAGCGACGAGGAAGCCATCATCTAAAACATCGCCTCGATAGACCTTGATCTCGTAGCTGATGTAGCCATCAACGTAAGTTGTACCAGTGCCACCAGCCTGATCGTAGAGACCGTTTTCGAGTGACAGTGCAACGTTGAAATCGGAGTATTGCTCCACGCTGGCCATGTAGCCGCCGTAGACCTGCAGCGATGCATAACGGCGCTCGTTTTGAACGTCGGTGCGGATTAGTTGCGTGCTGTTGGTGACGCCGTATGCGCTAACGGGGCTGAAATATTGCTGTGTGTTGAATTTCGTTTTATAGATGCGACGGGCGATAACACCAGACTTGTCGGAAAAGTCGTCTGTCAATATTTCGTTGCCCAGACGAATCGTGCTGATACCTGGTGCGCGGAGGCTGGTCAGCACCGGATCAGATTCGTCGGCAATTTGGAATTTGGATTTGAGCAGGTGGCTGCCGATCAGCACTTTGCCGTAAGCCAGTGGCACCGTGGCACCAACACCGACTGAGTTTGCGGCGCCCGTGTAGGCGTAGGACTGCTGACCATCAATGCCCGAGGTGACATTCTCAGGACCGTTGGTGCGGTTGCGGCTGCCCATACGGGAACCACCGCTATATGTTGTGGAGCCAAAACCACCAAGCGTTGGAACCTGTGGTTGAGGCGACAGAGCTTGTGCAACACCGCCAAGAATCAGGCTGGCGCCGATTGTGCTGATTGCAGTACCAAGACCAGCAAGCACTGCTCCGCCTTGGGCGGCTGTAACGCCAAAAATACTAGTTGTGCCAAAAATGCCCGCACCAGGCAAAAGAAAAGAAAGGGCAATCAGACCAATTCCAGCTAAAAGTTTGCCGCCAGCGTCACCACTACCACTCACAACCGGAACAATTACAAGTTCGCGCTCACCAAACGGCAGTAAAAGATCCTCGTAAGTGAAATCAACGCCGCCTTGCAATACCTGATACCCAATACCGTTTTCTTCTGATTCCAGTAAATAATCCTTGAACTCCGGCATGTTGATGCACAGGAGTTTGATCGCGTCAGCGGCGTTACGCAAGTTGTAATAGGTATGCTTGGCGCCAAAACGTTCGCCAAGTTCACCCATTAGGCAGACCCGCTGCATATCGGTAAACCGCCGCGATGCTCCTCACATAGTAACTGCTGAGCCACTCCACAGCACTAAGGTGGCCTCTCATGTGATGCAGGATCCGCCACGGTTCCACGAAGATCGCAGCGTGCATCGGCTCCAGCGTGCCAAGCTTCATGATCGCCACGTCACCAGGCCGGCGTTGCTCAAACTCCACGCGCTCGAAACCCAGTGCCACCGCCTCGCGTAGGTAAATGCTGGGCGTGGTCTGCAAATCCTCGGGGCGGTCGAAGTCCTTCAACTCGATGCCCTGCAGCCGGAAGTAGTCACGCACCATCGTGTAGCAGTCGCGCCCGTCGTCGTCCCACTCCAGACCGATCAGGGTTCGATGGTCGACCATTCGTCCGCTGGTAGGGAGTAGATCAGCCACGGCACACCGCTTTGCCTGCAGGCACGCTGATCCAGTTCGCTAGCAGGTCCGCCTTTTGGGTGGCTGTGGACAATCGCAAGGATCTCGCCGTTGACGGACGCCCGATAGTAATCACGCGGGTGCATGACGAAGTGTTTTTCCGGTTCCTCGCAAACATTGCGGCAAGGCCAGTACATCTGACCAGTGGCGGCTTGGATCACCACACCGCAGGCTTCGTAGGGCGCAGCGGATCTGGCGTGGCGCTCGGCCTCAGATCTGGATGCGGGAGCCAGGGTAACCACCATGCGGATAGTTGAAAATGCCTTGGGACTGGAAGCGGATCTTGCAACTATTGAACCGCTTGCCGCAAACATCGTTGGCAGCGGTCGTCGGATTATCGTTCACGTCAAAGCAACTGGTGCCGTTGTAGGTACATTCGACGCCGCGATACACCCATGGACAGTAGTCCTGCACTTGCCTGCCAGGGAGCTGCAGGTTGGTCAGGTCTAGTTTGCTGACCAGTTCAAATTCAACAAGCTGGATATTTTCCTTTGATACACGGTCGATGTACCAGACCTGATCCTCGAACTTGGCGGTTGGGTCGGCAGTTGGGTTGACACCACCAGGGAAGTTGACGGCATCGAGGAATTTCTTGCAGGTGCGAATGCGGGTGACCTTTGCCTGCAGTGGGTTGTAGGTCAGCAGCAAGGATGAGATCGCGCCGGTGACGTTGGCAATCCGCATGGTGGGACGCGGCAACGTACCCTTGGAAGTCAGCTCAAAGCCGTCTACCTCGATGGGTGCGGCGCTGTAGGTGATGCCTTGGAACACCACGTTGCCAGTCAGGGCGTTGGTGCCAGCGTGGTAGTAAAAGGTGGTATCAATGCCGTTAACCGCCAACGTGAGCTGCAGTTGAAACAGCTCGATAATGGCTGATGGATCCAGCTTTTGGATCTCGGTTTGGATTGACGTTGGTGTCGTCATGCTTCAAATACTTGCCGGAAGGTGGCTGTGATGTTGTTGAAGTTGCAGCTCACCTGACTTGTTTGCCATTCACTGCAGATCCATTTACCGGCATAGCCATTCGGGTCGGTCCAATCGAAAGACTCGACTGCACCACGGGCACGTAGGAAGGACAGGATATTATCCCGCTCGGCATCTGTGCGATTGCTAAATTGAAGCGACCAGTTCTTCGGTTGCGTGTTGATGCCAAATGCAACGCGCTGTTCGTAGCCATCGCCAAACTGGATCCGCTGAACGTTTGGCCGTTCCTCAAGGTCAGCCGTAAAACTTGGCGTATAAGTGAAAGTAGCCATCAGGCGAGCAAGCCTCCAGGGCGACGCTGCTTGATCAATTCTGCCTGCACTGCAGCACCAACGGCCTTGCCAAGCTGGCCAGCCTGATTGTTGTTGCCTTGTACGTTTGAGCCGCCTGCATCCACGTTCACCACCACGCT